TTAATTGTTACTCGTATCGTATGTAGGGCGCATTGGCTTTTTCTTGAAAAACGCCTTGCGCATGATGTCTTCCAAATAGGTGGCGGCTTCCGAAGCATATCCGGTTGCTTCACTCTTATTGGTAAATGTGTACCATTTGGCCGTAATGTTCATCACGAAGAATGAAAATAGGCTGCGTTGCATACTGGCAGTCAAACTGTCATCGAATGCTGTTGACAGACCTAATGTCAAAGAATACTCACCGTTCGTTTCTTCCTCCGATATAAGTACCTTTTTCAAACTGTTGCAAATCATATTCTTGCACTCGTTCCAAAATCGTTCAAGGATGGATTTATCCTCTTCGGTGGTCGAAATGGTTTCGTAGGCATGTTCATCGTCCATCTTTGCCCCTGTGTATTCCGTAGTCTTTGCCACTTCCTCGTACACGGTTTCTTTATTTATTGTCAATACTATTTCCATATTCAAAAACTAAATAGATTACATGATATACCCACACCAACGTAGGGGCCGAACTGTGGCGTTCCTCCCAAAGTCATCCCGTAGCCCACCTGTATGCCGATGCTCCATCGCTTTGGCTTCGGGCGTTTGGTTATGGTCATGGTTTCGTGCGGCATACGTAATATCAGGCTGTCAAGACTTGCATTGTACCCGCTCACATATGCTGTATAGGTGCTATCCTCATACACTTTCTGCGTAATCGGTATAAACACGTCCGCACTATCTGGAACGCTTTTGCCGAAATTTCCTAAACTATCCTGCGTGTTGGGAACAAAATCGGGCGTTTTTGTGGGTATTTCGGTTAATTTGGGAACGCTTACCGGCAATCTTGCGATTATATTTCCCAATGGCAAGGCCGCTTTAGGAATAGGCGTATAGTAAGGAATCGTGTCATACACCGTCACCCTGACCGTGTCCGGCACCGCTGATTTCTCCTTGTGCCCGTTCAACCCCTTGCCCCCATTCCAAAGAACAGAGCAGATAAGCAATACCAATAGCACGCACAACAATATGTTTTTAGTCCTTTCCATACTTGTAATCCCAATCCGTCAATGCTGCAACGTGAGTTCGCACAATAGCATCACGCCCCTTGTCTGAAATAAGGTAAGCTACATCCTGTTCATTGTCCATGAAAAAGTTTTCCGTAAGGACGGCGGGGCATTTTGTTTTGCGTAGGATATAGAAAGCCTCTTCCCAGTCAGGGTCACCGTCCGATAAATCCTTACGGATTGTAAGTCCGGCAAAATTCTTTTCCGCTTCGGCATACAGCATGGTGGCAAGTTCATCACTCTTGGTTTTGCCTTTGCTTGTGTAGGCACTCCAACCACGAGCCTTTCCCCATTCACCGTTTTTCGATGCGTTGCAATGAATGGAAACAAGCACCACATTCTCTGCGCCAAAACGTCCGCAAATCTCATTCACACGCCTTACTCGTTCTTCAAGGGATATGTCTTCGTTTTCGGTTACAATGCGCTCCGCATCAATGCCTAAAAATTTCAACTCTCCCTCGATGCTTTTTGCTATTTCTCGTGCGTAGCTGTATTCTCTGAACTTACCGTCAGGGCTACGCTTTCCCGGAGTATTCTCGCCATGTCCGTTGTCAATCAATATTTTCATGCTTGGTAATTTATTGGGTTAGTATTCGCTTGGCGGAATTCGGTCTGCACAACCATGTTTGTTACATTTTCGGAATTCCAGTGCCTGATTCTGAACGGCAAGTTCGCTGTTCTTTTCACTTAGTTCGCGGATAGTGTCGCGATATTTGGTTATATCAATATAAAGGTGGTCAATCTTTGCGTCCAGTTCGGCAACCCGCTTTTCTTTCTTCTCGTACAATTCTTTCCACTCCGCAGCATAAGCTGTGATGTTGTCCGCCTCAGCTTTCTCTGCCTCGGAATCTGCTTTTTTTGTCTTGCTTTTAATCAATAGTAAGGGCAATATCACCAATGTGATGAGAGAACCGATAACTTGGATAATCGTGCTTAATTGCTCCATATCAAAGTTCCTCCAATTAAACATCCCAAACAAACTCCGGCTATCGTTAAACCGAAATCAATCCAATCCCATTTGCTGCCATGCGCCTTGTCTTTGTACTCCAATGCAGTTGCTGCCAATACTCCGGCATACATTGCAGTAAACCAACCGAATGCAAAAATGCCGATAATCAGTCCTCCAATGAGGTGTTTCCACCTGTTGCTCATTCCGAGCCAATCAATAAACTTTTTCATTGTCATCGCTATTTTAAATTAAACATAGTCCAATCCACACTGTCTTTTTCCCTCCATCCGTCCTGAACGGTCTTTATCACATAGGCACACACCGATTGGGAGAACGCAATAAAATCATCTGCATTCTCGAAAGTATGATAGATGGGCGTGCCATCTTCCTGTTCGTTGATTTTTAGGGTAAGCGGATAAGGGATGTTCTCACTACGCTCTATAGCGGAAAAGTTCAGTTGGTTCTCGGTAGAAAGGTATATCTGCTTCTTGTTCCAGACAAAACCGTTTATAATCTTCTCCTCCGTTGTCTTGTTTATAGCGGACACGACAATCTCCTTGACCTCGGAAAGTGTAGGCTTGCGGTTGAATGTATGCCTGTATTCCCAACCGCTTTCACTCTTTTCATCGTCTTTCCAAAAGCCAAAAAACAATATCCACTTGGAGCGTCCTGTACGCACAAGACAATCCTGCCGCTGCTTTGTGCCGTAAATCTTTTCCATTTTTGTGAGTTTTGATTTCAGGCAAAAATAGCGGAATCCAAGTGGATTAATATGTTATCCTTTTACCATCAGGTAAAATTGTATTTTCTCTTTCCTCCGTCAAATACCTCGCATTTGAGAACCGTTTCAAATGGGAAACCATCTTCAATGTCGCTGATTTGGTCAAGAATGCCTTTCATCTCAACAGAAGCTGTAAAGAACTTTCCCCATTCTTGGGTTGTAGGATTGCGGAAAGATACAAGATAACGGTCTTCTCCTTCTTTGGTATCTATACCCGTTTCAAAATCATGTATCTCAATTGGTATATTTACGATGTCACTCAATCTCATTACTTTGCCGGGAAAGCGTTTCTTTCCGTCAGCAGGAGTATATGTAACTCCCATTTCTGAAAATTTCTTCATTTTCTTGTTTGCAAATATGTAAAACAAATGTTTGCAATCAGCATGGCAAGCCATTCCTTTGAATGAATCTATGATTTCCTGCCTTCTTTTGCGTGATTTGACTTTGGCAAGATTTCTGGCTGCATTCTGTTTCGTCCGTTTCCTTAGCAAGGAATAGTCCCCGAAATTCACATAACCCAAAGCATCCATGCCGGATGAAATGGGGGCGACTTTCTCGCTGGGCTTGATGGTCAGTCCAAGTTTGGCACTTTCTTCATGTAGGCAATTCCTTAGTCTCCACAACTCCTTTTTGCTTTCGCCGAGGATAAAGGTGTCATCACAAAAACGGAAATAATATGCCGCACCGTGCTGTTCTATCATTGCATGGTCGAGGTCATTTAGATACAGGTTGCCGAAAAACTGGGAGGAACGAAGTCCCTTGCTGATACCGGCATCTGCATCGGGATATAGCACTTTGACAAAATTCTCCAATATCGGCAGCAAAATCGGGTCGGCAATGTATTTTCTGATTTTGTCTATCAATATGCTATGAACGATATGGTCATAGTAACCTTGATAGTCTGATTGATAGAAGTATTTTAGGTTTGGATTTGCTTTCATTGCGGCTTGAATGGCATGAAACAAGCCTTGTGGTCCTCTTCCCTTGATGGAAGCTGCAGTTGTCTCTATCAGAATGGGAGTAAGTTTTTCCTCTATGATTTCCATAATGGCATTACTGCCCATCCTTTCAAAGACAGCAGGGGCTTGGACTGTCCGTATTTTAGGACCGTCTTTCGTTTCAAAGGATTTTAGCGTGTTGACTCGGAAAATTCCATTTCCTATCTGTTCTTTCATTTTTGCAAGTATGGTATCTCGATTGAGTACATATCGTACTTGGCGTGCTGTGTACTTCTTTCCATCAATTAAGACAGAGTTCCTTTTTTCTGCTTCGGTAGAGGATTGGCTGAGGTTTGACAGCACACGCTTGAATGACGACAATAGGTTTTCTTCCGTTATTATTTCGGGGATGAGGTTGTATAAAGGATAACTGACCGAAGGTGTTCCCCCGGTCAGTCCTATAAAATTGTCCGTATCATCATAGACCGCCTTCCAGTCCCGTGAGGAGGATATGAAACCCTCCTCACTTGTGGTTAAAGATATGTTCCGGCTTTCCATAAATAATATATTATAATGCTTTTGCCGAGGCGCGAACCCCTCGGAGAATATAATTGCCCAACTCGTAGGCGTATAGGGTCTCCGATTAGTTAACCATCAGAATTTGAGCCGACCACCGTAGTTCGTGTTCGAGTTCGAAGATGCGTTGTTCGCGTTCGCATAAGCGAGACCGGAGTTCGCATTCGAGTTGTTGCCAGACCGAAGAACACAGCGGCGCGCGGGGTTGTCTGCCTTTATGTATCAAATGGCGAATTTCCCTAAACCTACTATTTCAAGGTTGATACTCATTCCCATTGCACGAAATACTTTTCTGATTGTCTGTATGGTAAGATTGCTTCCTTTCTCAATGCGAGAAATCTGCGCTTTCTTAACTCCAATCATTTCGCCAAGCTGTTCCTGAGTGATGTTTCTTGATTCACGGGCTTGTTTGATTGCCTCACCAATCAAGAACGCATCAACCTTTGCTTCATATTCGTCACGTCTTGGAGTTCCTTTAACCCCAATTACGCTGTCCAGCATTTCTTCGTGAGTGTAAAGTTTCATATCTTCTGCTTTTTATCGTTAAAATACTGTTTTCTAATATTCTCTGCCTTATCAATTTCTTTTGATGGGGTCTTCTGCGTTTTCTTTATAAAGCCGTGAGTGGCAATTACCAAAGTGTCCTCTTCTGTATCCCAAAATGCCAAAAGCCGATAACAGATGCCATTGTAAAGCGTTCTGAACTCCCAAATATCCGTACCTTCCAATTTCTTAAAAAGTTCTTTGTCTATGACAACTCTGCTTTTGAAGATATTATAAGCGATTTTATCTTGTACCTTCTCCGGCAAAGAATGGATAAATTCATAAGCTTCTTCTGTATAAACTATTTTGAATCTCGTTTCCATTATTAACTTGATTTCCTTTTGCAAAGGTAATAAATAGTTTACATATAAAGAAACTTTTCGCTGCCTTTTTACATGAATGATTTATAATCGACTCGCTTCGCGAGAATAAAGAAAGAGGGAGCAGCCTTACGGCTCTCCCTCTGACGCTTTTTACAAACTCACGAGTTCCGCTCTATTCTATAATGACGAATTTTCCGCGGAAGGCGAGCCGACCACCGTCGTTCGCGTACGAGCCCGAAGATGCGCCGTTCGCGCTCGCATAAGCGAGACCGGAGTCCGCATTCGAGTTGTTGCCAGACCGAAGAACACAGCGGCCTCTACTACCACTCATCCAGAAACCGGCAGCATAATGGGTCACATACATGCTTGTGTCTGTCTTGTGTACTCTGCTGGGCAATACATCGCACTTGGCACCATGTACTATGCGCACGACACAATTTCCATTGGAAGCGTCAACTGTTTTAACAGTCCGTTCGGTTTTGTTTACGGGGTCATAAATATGCGCTGTATAATCTATTGGATATGAACTGTCGTTCTCCGTGCATTTTGCCTTGTAGAACGCTTCATAGCTCGGCACATTAAAAGCGATATAGTCCATCCATTCTGAATCACAACCCACATAATGCTTCAATCCAAGTATGGAGTTGAGCGTATTGCCGGTATTATTGCTGTCAGCCATGCCGATGGAATCCAGTTTATTCAGAATGCTGTCATGTCCGCCATTGCCCACAACCGACTGTTCGTTGGTTGTTCCGCTCAAAGCCCACCATAGATTGCTAATCTCTTTATGCTGTTCGTAATCCTGCAACTGATAGCCAACTCCACGTAAGCGGCAGATGTTTTGGAAATCCTTTGCCGTGTAATTCAAACCGCCGATAGGCATTTCAAGCGGATTGCCCTCACTGTCATATTTCCATTCATTTGAGGTTACGGATGTTCCGTTACCTTTCTTTGAACGTACATCGCCGGATAGGCTTCTCGGCATCTTCAAGCCGTCTATGGTGATTGGATAGACACCGATAAGGCTGTCATTGTCGCCTACGGTATGCTCTGTCCATTCAGGTTCTATGGCTTCGATTTTGTCACTGTCCACAGTCAGGCACTCAATGTCCCCGATGTCACGGAAAGAGGTGAAGTAAAACCACTTTGCACCGCTTGGCACATCGCAGAAGATGTAATCTCCAATGGAGAAGTCAAAATAAGTGTGGCTGACAGACATGATGAATATGCTTATCGCTCGGTTGTTCTCGTCCGTGAAGACACCTCCGAGGCGCGCATGATTCAATCCCGGCCATCTTACCTGCTTCATGCCTTTCACATCCATCCTGTAACTGTTGGTGTTGGATGCGGTGGCTATCACATCCTCACCAAGAATTTCACCGATAACGGCATCATTCGCATAAACACCGGTATTTTCCCGGTATAGCAGCTCTGACAGCTTCGCCTTTTTGCTATGCAACGCAGTTGAAAGCGGTTCGGATTCAGTAACGGACGGAATGTAATATTTCGCCTGGTTCTTGTAGTCATTCACTCCCTTGTACCAATGATGAGGGGCGTGCCAAAATATGTCAAAGCCCTCTCCTGCAGAATCGGACACATCAAAACTGCTTCCATCTTTTAGGTAGTTGAAATCCGTATCGCTTACCTGTACGCCTTCCATTTGGTTCTTCTTGGTGTTGTAAGAACATTTATAGGCATGGCATCCTTTCTGTATGGCAAGCATATGTCCGCTCGGAATGTAGGTATTCCCATAATCCGCCCCGGTCTTGTTTTCCGGATTGCTGTACCTTTCACAAGAATCACTCTCCACAACATCGCTGATTTTTACGATGGAGAATTGAGAGTTGTGAAGTTCAAGTTGGGGAAAATAGGCAGCAAACGCATTTATTTCGTCTGTTTCCACAAGTTCGCTCAATATCCAACGGCCGGTAATACCGCTGCACTGTTCCTTTTCATCGTAAGCATTTCCGTTTGCATCAAGTCCGATAGCACCGCTTTCCTTAATGGAACGCAACAGTCCGACACTGGCGGTTGCATTCACATTGGGAATCCGGACGGTCTTTAGCGCACTCGCATTGACTATCTGTTCCAATAGCGTCATGGCATCTACATACGGACACTCATTGACAAATATCTTTGTTATCTTGGCTACACCACCGAGCGTCAGTCCACCGGGATAGGTAAGGTTGGGCAGGTTGTTCAGCACGAGTTCCGTTATTGTTTCCGGAAGCGTAAGTTTGTCTATCGGCGATGTTTCAGCCAGTGTGATGGCAGAAAGTCCCGTATTGTCGGCATATACGGAAACCAGACGCGGACACTTCGATGCGTTGACGGTCTGCACTTCTGTGTTGCGCACATCAAGAATGCGCAAGAACGGCATATCACCCAAATCAAGGTTGGTCATATAGCCTGTGTTACCGGGCGACATCGTCCAATTGCCATGAGACTCTCCACCCACATACAATTCCTGCAACAACGACATCTTGGGCAATGTGTTTCCAAATTGGGGGTCGATACTGATTTCACTCAAATCAAGCATACTCATTCGGTCTGCCTGATAGATGTATAGCATAATGTTTTCTCCGTGTTGAAAGTTTGTGAAAACACCTTCTTCTCCGGCTTTAAGGTAAATGCCTTCCGTGATATTTCCGCTGTCGTTACCAATGCCAAAATATCCGCTCTTTGCTGCCTTGAAGCGGATGACGGCACCTTCTTTTGCACCGATACGTCCACCGATGTAACCACTCTCCGCCTTGAAGTCGCCGCAGCGGTAGTAGCCGTCACGGATGCGCCAACGTTGTTCAATAAATGCCGGTAGTGAGGTTAGACCCAAGCCTTGCAGGGCATAGAAATAAAGGTCGCTGTACCCTGTATATTTAATATACTTGCGTTCTCCGTCATAGCTTGATACCACTTTCTGCCATTTCTTCAGGCGTTCTGTCACGAAATAGTGCATAGCCCCTTTAGGTGAGAAAGGACCCGCGCCTATACCGAGCGTGTCAGGCAGGGAGCGCATGGTGTCGGCTATGGCCGGCAAGGTAATGGTATTGCCGTTTTGGTCAACTTCCATAGTCTGCTGTCCTCTTATATCATTCCACAGCACAGAACCTCGTCCTGCGTATGCACTGTTTGTCAAATCGCCGGGGTCAACTTCCGGGTCAATGGTCTGCCCTCCGTCATTATCCTTTCCGTTGCAGGTGTCGCAGTCATATACCTTGTTGCAATACATCCGTCTTGCCTCCATGCCGTTTACACCGCTATATATACCGTCTTTCACGCTGCATCCGTCCTCCAAGAAGAACATGGGCTGCATATTCTTTGCTTGTTGGTCAACAGCGGCAAGGTAGTCGGTAAACAGGTAGTATGATACCAACGAATAAGGACTGATGTATTTCCACATTTGCGTCTTCCATATCTCCTGCCATTTCCCTGCAAGTTCTTTCTTGGCATAGTCGCAGCTGTCGCAGAATTTAAGTACTTGGTACAGGTCGAACGGCACTTTCCGTCCCATGGCCAGGTCTATCTGCAACTGGTCATCGTCAATCATACACTCGAAGTAACGTGTCCACATCGGGTAGGTTTCCTGTCCAAGTTTCAGTTTGGTAACCCAAGAGGCCTCGGCGGTGGTCGGCTCCATCATGTCGGCAACACTTCCCACTCCCTGCCACCAGTTCATGGCATCATAGGTCAGAAGTTCGTAACCGCTCACGGGGTTAAGTACTTTCCCGGTAATCTGCCATTTGCCACCAACCTGTTTCATTTCTCCGGTTTGTGCAGTCCATTCACCTCTCTCATATGCCATAAAGCGATAATCCTGTCCGCAATACAATGATAAAAGATATAGTTTATCCTTATTTGTTGTTCCATCATTCTTGAAACGAGTTTCTATCTGGTCAAGATTCTCTCCTTCTTTACCGAAGTATTCTACAAAGTCTCCATAATTGATGCAACCTTTATTGTATCCGGGAGTATCTTTAAAACCAAGCGCAACCTGTTCTCCTTTGTCTTCTTTCCAGTTTCCTTTGGCGTGAAACCATGCATCGGTAAGGCTTTCTTGTGTCGCACGGAATGCGGCAATGGGATGATTGGCTGTCGAATGGTTCATCTGCAATCCTTTCAACGAGACATCGCTTTTGGTCCAAGTGCCGTCAAATGCACGCTGTGCCGGAGTAAGGTAATCACTGCCAAGAGCACGGAAAGTGGCATTCATCAGGTCGCATACACCGCAGTCGTTTGCCCCGGAACTGTCAGAATAGTCCACCTTTACTGTGATAATCTTCACAGGAATAGTATTTTCTCCTACACGCACATAGCCTATTTTCATAAGTTCGTATGAAATTCGGGCATCTTCGTTGTCATAGTCCGGGTAGATAGGTGTAACTTCCCAACCTTCATTTTTCTGAAGATAGAAGCGGTCGTTCTTGATAGGACGCTTTGCCGATGTTGTTCCCTGTCTTCTCCATTGTACCTTGATTGCCTTGAAACTTCTCCATGGTCGTTTCGGGTCATAGTAGAACAGTGTACATTTGAATTTCTTGCTCGTATCGATGTCACCGTCAAATGTGTCAAAGGTCTGCTGGTCTGCCACCACTACATAATAAGGCATTCCCTTGGCAGAAAGGGCTTCTATGGTGGGGCGGTTTTGCGTGTCAAGCACGTTCTCTTTCTCGTATTCCACAACCATGGCAGTGGTGTCTGTCAGTTTACACAAGTAGTTTTGGAACGCCTGTGCCCATTCATAATGACTCTCGTAGGCAAGCATATAGTACAGGTATAGGTCTCCTTCCGTACCGTTGAACGTAACGGTTCTGTTGTTAAGGATTGCACCACTGTCACTGATATAACCGATACAGCCCACTTCTTCTCCGTTCAAATACAACTTCATGCAGGAGTAATTGCTTCCACCCCGTGATACATAAATGGTGGACGGTTCGACAACTACTGCCATCGTGATTTTCTCGCCAGAGCGAAAGCTGCGCTCAACTAAGGCAGGCTGTCCTGTTTTGCAGTAGATAGCAGCTTTGTTGCCGCATACATAGAAACCTGCACCGCTATCAGCATCATAGCACTCTATGAGTTTTGAATCTGCTTCCTTGATGTTCTTGGTGGCAAATGCGAATTGGACGGCACAACCTGTAGTCCGTTCGGTGGCAGAGTTCCCGAAAGGGTAGTAATCCAATATCTCCGCTTTCACATTCTCTGCTATGCGAAGGCATCGTTCGCCCAAGTAGTCCACGAATCCGTTGCTTGACCAGTTTGCGCCCCTTACATCCATAGTTATGCCGTTGTTTTCTATGGTATGGTCGCTCTCGCTGTTGCTGCGCGCGGAAAAATCATATCCGAACAAAGCTCCGTCCTTGATGGCCATGTCAATGGCACTCCCTTTTACAATTACCTTGATTTCATTGGTGGACACATTTCCGCTCTTGGCATGTACGGTAATGCTCTGGCTTCCGTCCGTGCTGTATCCGCTTATCTGCTTGTTCACGGTAAGCGTTTCGGCAATCATGGCTTCCACGGATGTCACTTTCTCATCGTCATAGAAGACATCCACGTGCGTTTCCGTTTTACCCGATGTGTATGCTGCGACCTCTATGGTAAGGTTATCATACAGGCGGAGCGTACCGTTGTTGGTGTCGTTGAACCGGATTGCCACAATAGGAGTGGTGTCCTCAGCATCAATACACATGATAGCAGAGTAAATGGTATTGCCCCTTACTCCTGATTTGTTTTCCGTTCCGTAAATGCGTACCGGGTATGCTCCGTGTGTCATCCGTTCGCCACCACCGAACACATTACTCGGATTGATGGATATGCTCTTGGTGTAACTGTCATTGACTGTTGCCTCTCCCAGTTTCTTCCATTCCCCGTTGTAGAGCATTTCCACTGTGGCACGTATGGATGAGGTGTTGTTCGGGAATTTGTAGAACTGTCCTATATTTTTTGCTGTGCCTCCTACGGTCAATGCGGTGCTGCTTGTGTAGTTGAGCGGCATAGGCTGTTCAACTGTAATATCCACAGCAACAATGGTAATGGCTTTCTTCTTGGTGTTGCCGTCCGCATCGGTAGCCTGAACAAAGAAACTCTTGGATGCGGCACTGCTGAAGTACTCAGTAAAGTCAAGTTCAAACTTGTAGTCCGTTGCACTTGCTGAGCCGGTTTCGTTCATTGCCTCGCTATACAGGGTAAGTCCTGTGCTTGCATCAATGATTGAAACATTACGGATAACGCCAAGCACTTCGTTACCGTCCGGGTAACTGACACTACGCAAGGCTACATTGATTTTTATCTCAGAACCGAACGCCACAATGGGGGCGGCTTCCTCAAAGTAGATGGATAGGGTGCTGTCTTCGCTCGAACCGCCGCCTCCGCCGTTCTTCGGAATCTTAAGTACTACATCTTCTATTTGTCCTCCATTCAGATTCACGGCTTTGTAGTAGATATATTCCTCATCACTTTCTTCATCAAATCCACCGATTGATTTTTCCTGCATGGCGTATGCGCCTCCTGTGGAAAGGGCATCTTTTCCTCCTTCTTCCGGTTTATCGGATGTTTCCACGTTGCTTCCTCCGCCACCGAAAGCAACCCACGGCTTCAAGTCCTCCGGTGTTATGTCGCTCGCTTCACGTGTAAACTGGTAGGTGAGCCACACGGGTGCACCGTTCTTGTCGCTTTCTGCAGTCTTGAACGTAAGGATGATACCGCTTTTAAGATAAATTGCCCCATTCTCCTTTTCAAAGTCTGACACGGCTTTGATGGCTGTTGACAAAGTATATTCCACATTTCCGCACAGGGCATTTACATTGATTATATCGCCTATGCCCTTGCCACCACCTGCGCCGAAATCGCTCCAGTTGTTTTCTTTAAACCAGTCCGATGTATCAGTCCATTGTTTGGAAACCCATCCGGATTCCGTCAGGAAGGTCAATACGACACCTGGTATTTTCAATACCGGTGAATATTCGGAAGCGGAACACCGGTCAAGGGCAACGGAAAATGTTATCTCCCTGTCTGCAAGGTCAAACAGCTGGTTGACATTTACAATACTGCGTGCCACGATTTGCTTGTTTTGTGAAAGAATGTTTTTTCTGTTTTCTTCCACCTGCTTCATATCTTCCTGTAACTTCGCACCTTCATCACCGGGGAATGCAGTCGAACTTGTGTGACCAAGTGCAAGGTCTGAACCGATTGGCACCAATTGATTTCCGCTCCAACGATAGCTTTTCCCATCTTCTTCGCATAGAAAGACTTTACCGGAAGAGGGTATTCGCCCGTTTGTACTTCCCGTACCGAAAACATCTGCATCCAACCAGTTGTTATAATAAGTAGCAGCCTCGGATTCTCCGATTGTCGGAACGTATGCAAGCACAAAGCAACCATGTTCCTTATCATATACAACTTTACAACCCTCATCGTTGGAATTTTTGTCTATGGATTCATTTTTTACAGTAATGCCTACGGAAATGCCATAAAAATCTACCACGTCATCAATGTATCCGGGCAAATGTCGGCTCGGTACTTTCCCTTGTTCGTCAAGAGGGGCGATTCCTCCGTTTTCACCTTTTGATTCTTTGAAAGAGTTCAGTTGGCTTCCAACTTCATTCGCCTTGTTGTTTGCCTTGTTTGCGGTATCCTTGGTTGTGTTTACTTGGTCTTGCAACGAGTTGACGCTATCACCAAGCGTGGTGAGGTTGGTGTCTTGCGCTTTGTTGCGGGCCTCTATATCCGTAATGTCGTCCTGCAGTTTGGTTATATCCTCTTGCAGTTTTTCTACGGCTTCGTTATACTGACCGCTGTCTATAGTTGGGTTACCTCCACTTTGTCCGGTAGGCACCCATTCTCCACCATCTGCAACATAAATGGGGGCCGGCAATGAAACTCCTACAAGTGCCCACCAGCCATCATGCGGAAAAGGATAGGCTGCTTTTAGTTTTTCAACTGTAGTGTACAGACCTTTTCCTGCTCCTTTGATATTTTTGGCTTCAAGCCAACCATCTACGACAACATTTCCTTTCAGATGGGTTTTTCCTTGGACAGTAGCATCGCCTCCTATTGCCGTATTGCGACCTACTGATACATCACCATCTATATGCTTTGATTCGTAACTCATATTAATACAGATTTTGCCAATTCGTTCAATGCGGCACTTTTCTCCGCATCACCGAATGTAGTTAATACTAATGCTGCTATGGTATATACCACAGCGTTGTAACATCGTCCGCAAATTTCTATCGCGCCGTATTTGTCAATCTTCGGATAAGGTAGATACACGGCACGGCTTACTTTTGCTTTTGTCGTCTTGCATGAATAAAATTCCATCACTCTTCCTTCCGGGCGTATGGAAATGGCACAGACAGGGCGTTGGTACGTACCCCTGATACCTTTAAATCTGGAAGATTGTCTTGCATATTCCGGGTCATCGGTATTTATGGGATAAAATACCGCACGTTCCCAGTCATCCATTTGGAAAACGACAAAACGCATGAAATCCTCCGGAAGCAGTATCCATCCGCTTTCATGCTCTTTCCAAAATACAGCATCACCGAAGTTGTGTCCGCCGTCAAGCAGATAGGGAGGTGCGGAACTGTGTACACGCTTTACGGCTTCCACAATCTTGGACTTGATGATGTCGTTGAGTGCAAGCGTGTCCACGTCACCGATTGCTGCCAATGTGTCACTTGCCATGTTTTGGTCAAGTGCGATACGGACATCTTTCGCTATGTCGTCAAGTTGATAGACTGTCATGCTCTTTTATCCGGTTATGACAATCCCTCAAACTCAATTCCGTTTGCGGCTGCCTGTTCAGTAATTGCTTTCATGCTGCGCATGGCTGTTCGGCTGATGCCGAATGTATCGGCAAGATAATCTTTTGCTGCGGACAGGTCGCTCACTTTCACTTTTTTCAGGGTTGGGTCATTCCCATCTGTGGTTTCTCCGTCCTGACTGTCTTCTCCTGTTACTTGGTTATCGACAGTTGGAATTTCTTTATCTTGCAGATTTTCTTCTGTTTTTGCATTTATCTTTTCACTTTCATCCTGCATACTGTGTAGCCGGAACAACTTTCCAAAATTGTAATGTTTTTCGATGGCACGCATTATGTCCTCGTTGTCTGTTGTAAACAGGCTGCTACCGTTGGACAGAGGTGTGAACGAAATATGCAGGTTCTTCTTACTTGGAAGCACTACGTTGATACTCACGTTGGTGTTCGCTTTATAGGTTTTAATCATATACTTGTAAATTAAAAAAGGGATGGGACTCCTTATCCCATCCCCGGTTATTGATTTCTTTTTGTGGATTATTAAGGCTCTTCAACAGGAGCTTTGGCAAGACGCATTCTTGCATGTGCTTTTGCATAGCGCAAGTACAAGCAGCTTACTTCTTGGATTACTACTGCATCGGTACGGCGGATACCGGCTTTCTGCAAATCAAGTACGTTTCTTGCCCAAGAGATATGTGTTTTCTTCGACAGGTATTCCGGGTCCATTGCAAAGCCGCAGTCGCTCATGCCATTCACGTCAAATAGTTCGTGATGAATGGTCAGTACCTCTCCGAAATCGGTATCCCAAGATTTGAATTTCAAATTCCAAACCTCAACAGTGTCTTTCAGGCGGAACTTCTCACTCTTGATTTTCGAGAATGCAGACAGCATATCGCTACCGCAGAAAAGGATTTTGCGTTTGTTGCCGATACCTGTACCCACAAAGAGGTCTTTGGTAATATCCACAAGGTTTTCATCGGTAATGATGGCGCACTGCTTGTCCGCATTCCATTCGCCCACTTCGATGTCTTTGCCAGCCATCCACCATATACCGCCTGTAAACCAAGTGTTCATACCGTCCTTGGCAATATGCTTGATGACATTCTTGACACCGAACAGATAGGTATTCTCCATGGCGAGGCGCATATCATATACACCGTCCTCCTCAATGTCCGAGAAATTCCAGTTCACTTCCTTGGCGGCAATCTTGTCAAAGGTGGACTGCTCTACCTGAATCATGAAGTTCTGACAATACTGGGTTTCAGGCATCGGGATATTGTTGAAGCGTCCTGTCTGTACATCCAACTCACCGCAAGCCTTACCCATACGAACAAGTGTTGTTCCTGAAGGAATCTCCGGTACAAGGATTGGTTGCTTACTCGAACTGTCCATGTCACCGTTAACAGCATACACGGTTGGTAAGTTTGTTGAGCTATCTTTACCGCATACACATAATACAAGGTCGGGAACATTGCTGTCTTCCAGCCCGTATTTTGTCCCATCCGGCTTCGTAATGGCTTTCACACCTACTACTCGAATGGTATCATCCAGAGTAAACATGTTCAGGTCATCTACCGGAAGGGAGGTGCTGGCTCCGTTCAGCATCTTTTCTACTTTCTTGTTGGTACTGCACTTGATTTCTCTTGTGCCTACGCTGTAATACTTAACTTCGAAAGAGTTTGTACTACTTGATTTTGCATAACGGCTGATTTGGTCGATAGGAGTTGCCATCGGACGTATCTTCACGATACGTTTGTCCACATCGCTCAAATAAAAATTTGAGTCACCATCCGTTCTGCCTGCGGTTTCCGTTGCGATACCGTCTGTTCCGCCCGTACCGTCAGCTCCGGCTGTTGTTTTACCTGCATCAGGGAGTTCGGAGGCGTTGGCCATGAACACACCGCTTGATGCGCCTGTCACAAATGCCAATACCATCAGCATGATGCGACACAGAAAACTTGTTGCTTTCTTCATTGCTCTTTTAATTTTTGAAAAGTGAATAAATAGAATTGATTTTACTTGTTTGTCCTGCGTTTTTCTCCGCCACGTTCCCAAATGTTCTGAGTTCCGTAGTTTTGGTCAATGACACCCAAATCTGGCATTTCTCGTGAGCCGCCTTTGCCTCCGCCGTTCTTGCTGCCGAGGTTGGCTGTACCATCATTCTTGCTGCCCTTGCGCAACTTTTCTTCAATCTTGGTGTTGCGGCCTCTTACTTCGCCTTCTCGGTCTGCCTGTTCCACATCGCTGTCATGCCGGATGGCTTTGAGTGCCATTGCCACGCTCTCACGTGTGAACTTGCCCATGATTCCGTCACGCACAATGCTGACAAGGAAATCCATTGCACTGTCAATGTCCTCATCAGATAGTCCTTCATCTTGCTGCATGGTTTCAAGGGTGGTCAAAGTCTCGTTGAGGTTCTTCTGATACTCTCCCTCGTACTCTTTCTCTTGGGCGATGCGTTCTGCAAACTCCTTATTGGCGGCTGCAAGTGCCTCCTGCTTTTCGGGGTCTTCAAGTGCGGCCTTGAAATCATCCCCGAATTTACGCACCATACCGATGATAGGGTCTTCGCCCTTTCTCCAGTCGGTAAGAAAAGCGGCACTGCGCGGGTTGCTTGCAAATAAGTCCGAGAGAGCTTTTTCTCGCTCACGGTATCCAGACAATTCGTTGTCGTAACTGTCGTAATCGTCATTGGTTTGACCAAATAACGCTTCATCATCGGCAAACTCCTTGTCGGGATACTTTGTTTTCAACCGTTCCATGTATCTGTCCCGGTTGCTTTTAACTTCCGTATTCTTAGGCATATACTGTAAAAAATTAATGTTGTCTGAAACTTTGAAGCAAAAATAAGCTAAGATACACGCATTCTATGTTTATCTTTTTACGCTCCAATAGGTAACTTTGGTACACGGTTAAAGCTGTAATCTGTTGTAGGAATGAAACATAAAGGGGCATTGATGGAGTACTTTCAAGAACGTTTAGACGACTTGATGAGGGCGTACGATGAATATATTGAATCGTGCGACTACATCCGTATGCCTGATGTGTACAACAACATTGTCAATATGCCTTCACGCCGTTTTTGGGTAAGCGATATTCGGGCAGCTCTTGTGGTATCAGCGATGATGAAGGGCAAGGCGCATTTGGAGAAGATGTGTCCGTCCAAACGTGAAATGTACGAAGAAATCTATAGCCGTGTCATGGTAATGTACACCGATTATCCCGATAAGACTATTTCTGAACTATGTTCTATGGTTGTCATGCAGCCCGCCCCTAAATTCTACCTCACGCCTGGTAGTGCAAAGATTATGGTATGTAAAGCAAGGAAAGAATGGGTAAGACGAAAACAACAAAGGCTGTTTCGCTTTTAATTTCAATCATTGTATGCTGCTTGGCTTTGCAGGATATTCAAGATTGGTCAGAAGTCGGTATCTTCAAAGATTGCGGACCGGGGTGTCGTATGTCATATCCATTTTATCATGTGAATATAATTCACGCCGCACTTAATGCGTGGTGTCTGCTTTCGGTCGTATTCATATACAATGTGTCATTATGGCGCTTGGTATTCGCATACATTTCCGCCGTATCTGTTCCAGTACTCTGTCTATCCAATATTCCTACGGTTGGACTTTCAGGGTTAGTATTTGTACTGTTCGGTTCTGTTTCTTTCGAGGTAGAAAGAAAGGTCTATTATCAATTATGGATGGTTGTCTATCTCGTCATCGGTTTTCTTTTTCCCGGCACCAATGCGTGGGTACACTTGTACTGCTATCTCGTAGGGTGTTTGGCGGCATTGTTGAACAAACCTGTAAAAATCGGTTAATATGCAGGAGGAAATCAGACTTATCATCGAAGAAAACAACCGCCGAAACGCAGAGGTGTATGCACGCTTTGACCCAATTGGCGGGTTCGGTTCGGTTGGGGAACGTGTAAAGGTCTGTATAGAGGACTTCCCGATACGCACCCAATACCTGCCTGTCGAAATGATGGATGTACCGCTTGTTCGGCAACTTGTCGAATGTGGCTCTGTCAAGGCATTCTTGCAGGAACTTGGAAATGCCAATGAGGAAGATTATGAAAGCGACCGGCTCAAAGTAATAAGTCAGTTTGTGCGCATACGTAACAAATATGACTTCCCTTTTTGGGCGGCAACATTCGTCTATATTAAGAACAAGGGGGGAGGCGAAGATGTGTTATTTCGCCTTACTCGACCGCAACGTCGTTTCGTTGAAAGGTTGGAACGATTGCGAAAAGCTGGTAAGCCTATACGCCTTGTTTTGCTGAAAGCACGGCAATGGGGAGGTTCTACTACTTCGCAAATATATATGGCATGGTTGCAGTTGGTTCATAAAGTAGGACTGAACTCACTTATCATCGCCCATCAAGGTGCGGGTTCGGACGAAATTAAGGATATGTTCGACCGTATGATAAAGAACTATCCGGTGGATATGCTGCACAAGCTGGGTGAAACCTACAGCGAGAATGAGCCTAAAATGGTTGGGGTCGGTAAGTCGGGCAGTATTCATCGTGTACCGCAACGCAACTGTAAGATTAAGATTGGTACTGCCGAACGACCTGACTCCTGCCGTGGTGGAGACTACAACCTTGTGCATCTGTCCGAGGTCGGACTATGGAAAGCGACAGATGGGAAGAAGCCCGAAGACATTGTGCGCTCTGCCTGTTCGGGAGTGCTGCTGCGTCCATATACAATGATTGTATATGAAAGTACAGCCAATGGTACAGGTAATTTCTTTCAAAAAGAGTATGACGATGCTAAGAACGGAAAATCCCAGTTCGAGGCAATGTTCGTGTCGTGGTTTGACATAGAACAGTATTCGTTGCCTCTTGACGATGTGGAAGCTTTTGCACAAATGCTGTATGCAAACCGTGAGAATGACGGCATACCTTCATCCCGTGAGGAAAACGGCAAATATCTGTGGTGGCTGTGGGAGAAGGGCGCAACGCTTGAAGCTATCAATTGGTACATACAGGAACGTGCCAAATATACCGAACACGGATTGATGGCGGCAGAGTTTCCTTCCGATGATGTTGAGGCGTTCGTTCATTCCGGTGCACGTGTGTTCGACAAATACAAGGTCGAGAAACTTAAAGCATCATGCAAGCCTCCACGATATGTAGGAGAAGTATATGCCGATGGTGATGAGGGGAAGAAAGCATTGCAAAACCTCCGTTTTGTTGGTGACAGCCAAGGCTTGCTACATATTTGGGAAATGCCTGAGATTTACGATGACGAAGTGGTAACCGACAGATATTTGACGGTGGTCGATGTCGGTGGGCGTTCCAATAAGGCTGACTGGTCTGTCATTGTCGTGTTCGACCGTCTCTTCATGAATGACGGAGGAAAACCCACCGTTGTGGCGCAATGGTACGGACATATAGATATTGACCTTTTGGCGTGGAAAGCGGCACAGATAGCGGCTTTCTATGACAACTCCATGCTTGTGATTGAGAGCAACACACTTGAAACACATGACAAGGAAAGGCAGGTGGACGGAGACCAATCCCAATTCATTCTCAATCAGATTAAGGATGTTTATCCCAACCTGTACGCACGCAAGCAGTCGGAGGAGGCTATTCGGGAGGGATTGCCAGTGAACTACGGTTTCCACACCAATATAGCCACAAAACCGATGGTAATCTCAACCCTTGTGAAAGTCATCCGTGAGAGCCTGTATGTTGAGCGTGATGCCCGTTGTCTGGACGAATATCTGTGTTATGAGAAGAAACCGAACGGGGCGTTCGGGGCGATTATCGGTAAACACGATGACTTGTTGATGACCCGTGCCATTGGTCTGCACATCTGTTTCTTTGAAATGGATATGCCTAAATTCGTACCTCGTGTGGGAAGATATATCAGCAGGAAGAAAAAAGCGGTATCTGCCGCAACAATATAGTTTAACAATTTAACAATAGGAAAGATGAACATCTTTAAGAAAATCCGTGCTTCACTCCGTTTGCGTGAGGCAGTAAGACAAGCCGACAAGGCACATCGTGAGAATGGACAACGCTACTATGTAATGCCGACAAGTGGCGTGAGTGGACAACTTGTAATTATGGATAGGAACAATTTCCGTAAACTCAAGCAGAAGCACTATATCAACCATAATACATTCGTCAGAGACCTCGAATTTGAGTGTTTCTATTGCACTCCGTACAATAACGGGGCAGGTAAATTATCTTCGGCTGTAATGGCGAAAAAACGTAATCAGTATTACTCATGGTTGGAAGCAATCGGCAAATCAAGAAAAAATGGGAAAGTACGGAAATATTGACGGTATAGCAACACTTACCAACGACCCGCTCGCACTTGACAATATCAATAAGTTTAAAGTCGGGGACCGGGTGATGTGCAACGATAATGGTGTCATTGGTACGGTCAAGGAATTGGATATTCCGAACGAAGCCTGTATTGTTGATTTCGACAATGGAGAGGAAGATGTCTGGATAGAGAAATTCCAACTGTCCAAAGAATAATAAATAGACATGAGGGTGTATCAAATTGAATATATTTGGTACACCCTCATTCTTTATCCGCTAAGTATGGGCTAATTTGATTCTTTTCTCGTTGCCTCTTGACCAAATGTCATCTTCGCTTTGTCCATATGTCGCAAGCTGTTCTATTTCTTTCTTTTGTTGTTCCTGCCAAGGCTCAAACTCTATAATATCTCTCATAAGCCATGAATCCCACAGTCCTCTGAAACAGATACCCCGGTCATCAAGGTACACATCGGCTATGATTTTTCCGCTTGTATGTTCCGGTTGATTCGGGTTTTCGTTTATATGGTCGTATGAAATATTGTTTTCTGCCAACCACTTTTCCAATTTTTCAGTTTTCTTGCGTGTCGTGAAGATGATGATAGTCCATCCGTTTTTCTTTAGGGTGGCTGTACCTGTATCTGCGTTCGGTATCATCTGCCCAAACACATCCTCGCCTTGCCAACCTTTACTGTAGTCATGAATGACACCGTCAAAGTCTATACAAATAGTTTTCTGTTCCATGATGTCGTTAAATTAAAATTATTGCCTTATTGCATTATTCAGTTTGTTCACGGCCTGCATGTTCGCACCTTGTTGCGCTTGCGCCATCAGTTCGGGAGAAAGACCGTCAGGCATTTTACCCTGTTCCAATTGCTCTTTCTGCGACTTGATGCTCTGTAATAGTTCATCGGCAAACGGGAAGTCGCCATGTTCAAGTAGTTGTTCCACGCTGATAGCTTGTGCTTGCCACAACTGCATGAGTATGTCGTTGGCAAGATGCCTGTATGCAGGGGTAGTTGTACTTTCTGTGATGCTCAAGTCAAACTCCACGTCTCGTATCTTTTTCGGGTCGTATTCAATTTGCGCACCGCTCCGTCCGGCAATGTTGAACACGCGCTTACTGTCATAGAACTGCTGTATATTTTTTACATCCTTGTATGCACCATCTACCACAAAACCGCTGAAACATTCCAACAGGTCAAGCAAAGTGGTAGTGGCATTCTGCGTCTGTTGTTGGAAATGGGCGGCACTTTCACCCGAAAATCCAGGCTTGCCTTGTAATGCTCCTGTTACACCTGAAATGTCTTCAAAGAACTTCAATTGAATATTCAGCAGTTCAGCAATGCCGATGTTGGTCGAATTGTTGGCCACTTGTTCCGGCACACGTCCGCTCTTGCTCGGTCTATAGACAATCAAACCGTTGAACTCAGCCCAGCTTTCCGCAATGTCGTCAATGCTCACTCCGTCCGGCAGACAATCATCGGGCATCATCAGTACCCCTTTGGCACTCGCACGCATTATCCAGTCATAAAGGGTTATCAAACGGTTGGTATATCGCTGTTGGTCGATGACATCAGATACGAACGAATGGATTTCACCGTCAATGAACGGATAAGCCTTGAATACGTATGGGTGGCTGTCGTGTTCGTATGGCGTTTCTCCCTCTTTCAGAATATCTCCGAATGGCGACAGGTAATAGAAATACCAATAATCGTCAATAAACCACGTGGCTTTAATGAGCGGCACTTCTTCTTCGGGCATACCGACAGACTTCGCCATTTCAATACGTTCGTCATTGACGGCGACCACACACTTTTGGTAATCCTTCACATCTATCTTGAAGATGTCCCCGTTTTGATAGTCATGGCACCGGTATCTTGGTTTTTGCTCCTTGCGCCAGACCTCAATGACTCTGCACCGTCCCGGCTCGCTCGTAAACAGAAAATCGTAGTTTTCCAAACGGCTGTAGCCGAAACGCTCTGCATACGAGGCGATGTATTCTTTCTTTGCCGCCCACTTGTAGATGTCCCTAAGTCTGCGGTAATCTTCGGGTGAAGAGGCAAACTGTTCGCAAAGCTGTCCGAATGAAATGTCGTGTATCTCGCCAAGAACCGACACATCCCACCCTCGAAAATCTCTCATATTATTATCTATGAAGAAATTGTTTGGCTGTACATAGTCCGTCCAACAATCCTCTTTTCCGTTACGCCAACCGTATGATTTGCGATGTACAATGAAGCCGCTGATAAGAAACTCCTCCATTGTCCGGGCATATACCTCCGTCATCCGGTTCAGTTGCATATTGCATTGCAGGATGGTACTCATCGTTTCGCCCAATTTCTGCTCGTCTCGGTCGCGTGCTGTACAGGTCGGTTCTTTGCTCTGGCTTCGATACACGCCGAGTACGCTTTTTACCAATCTGCGGATAAGGTTGTTCTTCAATGGAACATTGCCCTGCCTTTTTATATACTCTTCTTCCGTCATGGTCTCACCGTCCACACATATTTTGTCATCCCACTGAAAACCGTAGGTATATCGCTTGTTGCGCTCTCTGTCCTTTCGGAAATCCTCCATCTGATTCCAATAGTGCTGTGCCTCCATCAATATATCAAACGCCCTGCGGTCGCCCGACTGCTGTGAAGACATTATTACGGTATCCATTTCCTCCGTATCACGTTTGGGTGCGACACGACTCATGGACAGCAGTCTTTTATTTCCATTTTTTGTATTATGCATAATCGTTGAATATTATCAGAATGCTTAGGATAGACACAAAGGTAATATCCCAAGCATTCTTTTCAAGTATAACTATTTACGTTTACGGGTGAGGTTTATTTCATCTATCATTTCTTTTTTGACTTCGTTCAACTCGGCTTCGATGTCCTTGCGTTCCTCGTCACTTATTGCTTCTTTCAATTCATTGTAGAGGTCGTCAATATCTTCATGGTAGTCCTCAAAGATTTCATAACGCTCATATTCGGGCGAGTTGTATAGGAAATCAATCTTTTCCGCATAGTCAAATATGTCGTTGTCGGTATCTTCCTCATAGTGTTTTAATCTGGATTTCAATCGGTCATGCTCCTCTTTCAATCGGAAATACTCATTGTTCACAGCCCTGTACTCGGTGCGTTCGTCCCCGGCTTTGACCAGTCTGTTTACCAACAAGAAGCTGCGAGGGTCGTACTCACGGTTGCCTGAAACGGTTTCTGCAGTCTTGCTCAACTTGTCGATTGTTCCGAACACACCTCCGAAATAACCGTTCAACATATATTCTATCTTTGCCGGGTTAAGGTCGATTGCTCCTTTTGTGTATGGGTCTCCGCCTGTTGCTTCGTTCATTACATTTGCAAGCCCAACAATGTATTTGTTGGCACTCTTGTATGCTTTTGTCCATTCGGGCATATCCTTGTTCCAAGGTGTGTCCTTGTACAACGGCATACCCGTCCAGCTCTTTTCTGCTACGTAGGCTTCCCACAAAGGTTTGTATGCACTCGGCACAAAGGCGTTCAGTCCTCCACCGCCCTCCAAGAAATCAATCGGCAATATCTGTGTGGCCTGTCCTGCAATGGATTCTGCTATTTCTCCACCTGTAAGATGTTCCTTTCCGTTAAGGACGGAAATCATCAGTTCTCCCATACCGTAAACAGCCCTGTACTCTACCGGCAGAGGAATGGATACCCAACTGTCTCCTGCACGGAAAAGGATATTGCTGCGCCTTACATATTCGGGAAGATTGTAGTATGCGTTCTTGTCATCATCGTCATCATCATCGCCACCCAAGTAGGCAACAATGGCACCAAGAAGGAACATCGCCGCAATACCTGTAAAAGCTTTGGCAGGATGGCGTTTCATCTGTCGTCCAAAGTTTGCCGTACCTTGAATGGCTGCATTCCAAAACACATAGCCGCTACGACCAAGTCCCGATACCAATGCACTGGCATTACCAGCCTTTGTCTGCCCTGTACTGTCATAGAATTTTGCTCCGCTGCCTTTCTTGTTGAAGTTTACGCTTATCTCCTTTGCATCATAGATGGCTCTGTCAATGCTCCGGCCCATTTCGCGTGATGTCATGAAAGCGGCAAAACGGGCGCAGTTCTCAACGGCTCGGTTGTACTCATCGAAACGTCCGCCCAACAAGTCCCATGCTTTTTTTACAGGAATCTTGCCGTTTGATTTTTTCAGTTCCCTGCGTATGTCGTTCTTATGTTGTTCAATGTCCCGGATATTGGCATAGCCTGTTTCTCCTCCGTTCATCATGAACTGATGAAACATCGCTTCCGTCCTGTTACCCATGTCAAGTGTCCCTTTTCGGTGCTTTGCCAAAAGTTGCTTTATCCTTACAGGGTTGGCATACATATAATTCCGATGAAAACGCAGTGCGTAGTTCGGGCTTTCCCTTATCCAAGTCATGGTATTGGTGTATAGCATATCTCGCATGAAGTTCGACACGATGAAGTCCGGGTTTCGTGTGGTGTAGAACGCACTCAACTGACGGTTTATCTTTTCTCCTGCACGGAGGATAGCACCGATAGCACCCGACATATCATTGTCGGGGTTGGTCTGTCCGTTCAATGCCTGTGCCGCACGAGGGTTGCCGTTGATGGTAATCACATAGTCCCTGCCGCCACGCTTTACCACAACTTGGTGCTGTCGCATATCTCGGCTCTCTACAATGCGGTAAGGAATGCCGATTGCATCTTTACCTCTCTTGTATTGGTCGGGGTACTGCTGTGCTAATGACTCCATCTTTGTCTCAAAGTCCTGCATCTTCTGCTCAACCTCTTCGGGGGTGTCTGTACTCTCGATGTTGTCCGGGAATACAGGCTTCCATTCATCGGTTACTGCATCATATTCAACCCAGATGTCGCTAACGCTCACAAGGTCGCTCGGGTGGTTAAGGGCAAAGTTCAAGAAACGCTGTTTCACCAACTTGTTTCTGTTACCCTGCATTATCGCACCCTCAGCCATAGATTGCAGGTTGGCAAACGGGTCATCGGCTTTTGACCTACGTCCCTCTGCTTTCTTGATAGGAGCATTGAATGCACTATGCTTGTGCGACAGGTAGGCGTATGCCTCTGCACTTGTCTTTTCATCAAAGCCACGCAATGGGATATAGAACTCGTACATATCCGATACTTTATCGAATGTTTCCTTGCTCATCATTCCACATTCGTATGACTTCTGCAAGATTGCTTTGCTTACGGCATTGACTTTCTCCCAAAGGTCGGCAGTCTCGTGTGCCTGTTCGTAATCATCAACCATTCGTTGTGCTTCCGCTTCGGCATCTGCAACATCGTCCATACCTGTTAGGGCAGTCAGTCCGGCATAGTCGGTTTGGTCTGCATCAGTAGCACCGTTCTTGATAGCCTCATTGCGCATATACGCATTACGTTCAAGTCCGTGTTTAGCCATCATATAGTCGGTCAGTTCCTCACGTTCAGCCTCGTTTCGGGCAAGTTTGGCAACCTCATCAAGCATTGGCTTGAACAATGTCTGTGCGAAAGCATCTGCTTCGGCTTTGTTCACACTTGACAGACGGTTTTCGCCCAAGTAAGCATTCTCGAAGCCGTCCACATCTTCAATGTTTGTTCCTTGGCCAAGGATAGCCTGCATTGCTTCTTTCAGTCCGAGCATACTATCCTGCAATGCCTCCTGTGATTGGAACATACCTGTCTTGACACGTCTTTCATAACGGTCTCGTGCCAACTCTCTTTCGTGAATTTCGGGGTCGCCATCACGATAGAGTTCATCATCGCTCTCGGCAGCGTGCGGAGTATTGGGATTGGTAACCGCATAGTTACCAACACCCAACTCGTACTGTTTTGCCACATCAGCAGCTTCGCCCAAGATGCTACGGTATTTGCCCGGCTCCGCAAGGTTTTCGTAACTGCGCCACAGAATATAGCGGAGTTCGTTATCAGTCAGAGTAACTCCTCTGAAATCCTCAAAACCTATCTTGTGAAGCATATTCAAGAAGAAATCCTTTATCTGCCTCCACCAACTTGCATTGGTGTTCTCAAATTCGGTGTTCTCTGCAAGCATAGCAAGATATTCCTCGGTCGCCTTGTGGAAGTCCCAACCGTTCTTTGCGGCAAGGGCAACGATACGCTGACGGATAGCCTCATCTGCATTGTTGAATACATTATCGAGGAACGTATCAAAATGCTCTCCGAACAACTGACGTAATCCATAATGGGCAACTGCTTCGTGGAGTAATGTCTGTTCAACATCAAACGTGCTTGAATGGTTAGGGATAACAATAGTTATCTTGCCTGTACTCTTCGTGTAGAAACCCTTTGCACGCTGTTTCTTGCCCTCCAATGTACTTGCATCAGTCACAATCTCAACATTGTCAAGATTGAGTTTCTTTGCAAGATTTTCCACACGAGCAACCATTCTCTGACGTTCACGCTCTGCAAACTCTCTGCGCTGCTTACGGGTAAATCTCGGTTTTCCAAGTACCTTTGAAATAGGGTCGTTCTCAAAAGAGACCTCATCATCCGTATATGCACCGTCACCCTCACGTTGGAAAGTATCATCGGTGTGTTCCTCCTTTACCTTAACGCCCAACTTGGTCAATTCTTTGACTACCTCATCAATGCGGTCGGCAGGAATATCAGCACGCAACTGTCCACGATAAGGGTAGAAGTTGCCACCTGCGGCACGTAACAATGTCTTGTTTTCGTAATAAATTGCACCATCTTTCTTTGTCTTAGGAACAGTGAGGTAGAATATCTTTGCCCAACTGCTACCCATAATCTCTACCTTTCCATCGTGGCTTGTTATAGGCATATAGTCTTTTATCTGTTGCAAACGGCTACTCAATGGCGCACCACTTGTTTTGAGCATTGATGCATTCCATTTGTCGGGCATTAAGATACCATCGTGAACATTACCGTCAATATCAGTATAACTAATGAGCTGTCCCGGATAGCCCCCGTGTTCATCTTGTGTATCGGCGATAGCCTGCAAGATATTTCCTGTCATAATGAAACCTGTCTTTCGTGTCTCACTTGGTATCTGACTATCCCAATTATCAAGTGTAGTGGCACGTGCAGCATCCCAATTGTCATTGGTCATCTTGTCAATGCTTCGCAACGCATCAATCTGCGACAGTTTGATTTCAATACGTCTGCGACCGTCAAGGGTTGCAAATACCGCAAGTGTTGTTGAGGCAGTAATCTTGCTCTCCTTTGTCTTGTATCCACAGAAGATAGCAGGAGTAGCAAAGTCAAAAATCATCGACTCAAGGTTATCCGGCACAAGATAAGACTTGCCAACTTCAAACATTCTCAAACGGTGCATCATCTGGTCGCTGCTTTGGTTGAGGCGTAGAATATTGTCATTGTGCTTCGCTTCAACCTTTTCGTTAGTCTCTGCGATAAAGTTTTCTATGGCAACACGCTTTTCCTCTTCGCTACGTTTCTTCTGTCCGTTGATTTTGTCTGTCTGTTTGGCAATATCCTCTACGGCTTTCGCTTTTGCTTTCTCGTAACGTTCTTCCTCTGCGGCAATTCTCGCTTCGTCCTCTTTACGGATTATCTCGATGACACTTTCCAAGTATTCAGCAGGTGCAACACCTCGGTTTATCTGCTCAATAACCTTGCGTATTTCATCGGCTTTCATCGGTTTTCTCAATACGTCCATTTCCACCTTTTCCACAAAGGAATTGCGTGCAAAAGGATTACTGCCGTTCGGGTCAATGCCTTCTGATGATACACGTCTCTCTATCGTCTTGGCACGAAGTGGCATTACGTTTATCTTCAAATCGTTGCTACCTGTATCATTGAGGTACTTAATCAATTCATTGTAACGTCTTACAACATCATCGTAAAACTCCTCCTGTTCCTTTGTGGTCAATAGGGCAACATATCCTGTAACCTTTCGTGCATCATCTTCCTGTGGCTTGTACTCATCAAGTTCGCTTGCTTGCACACGACCGCCTCCAAGTCCGCCTTTCTTCAAAGGTGCACCCATTTTCTCATAGATTTCCACATTGTCACGGAGATACTCTACGACAACTTGACTACCGTACTTGTTAAGCAAGTCAGGTGCTTCCACATCGTTGCTTTCACTATCTTGTGAGGTCGTGGTGTTTGCATTCAAAGACTTCAACTTGGTAGAAAGCATCATCAAGAAACGATTTTCAGCAGGAACAGGCAAACCGAGGTTGATGTAATAACCTCTATGCACCTGTCCTGTGCGGTCTATACGTCCAATCATCTGCATATAGTCGTTGATGTCGCTCAATGGCTGTGCAATAATCATTGAACGCTGACGTTGGTCGCTGAATTTCTCTGATGCGTGCAGACTGATACCTGTTGATGCAGACTTGTTGAGGATAAGAACATCAAGAACACCACTGTTGAACTCTCGCTGCATTCTCTTTTTGTCCTTGTCGGTTCTACGCTTGACAACGACACGTCCGTCATCGTTGCGCTCAACATACATATTACGTCCTGTCAATTCACCTACTTTGTATCCTTTCTTGTTCAGACGCTCGATAATGGCATCAAGTGGACTGATAAAGATATCGCTTGTGCTTTCACGAATGAAATCCTGCAACTCATAATATGCTTTTTCTCCTGCCGGACCTAATGCCTGTGGAGAATATCGCTCGTGGCGTTCGTTACCGTCCTCATCTTTGACGGTGTACTGCATAACGGTGTCAAGTCCTTTCAGTAGGCTTGCACTGAATGTTGGCTCATCAATGATTTCTCCTGCGGCATAGTCCTTAATACTGCTCTCCATTGTGCTTTCCAACGCAATAACAGGGTGGCGACCTGCATTGATTTCGCCTTCCACTTCATCTGCAATAGCATTGACTTTGAGGGCAAGCATAAGCTGCTTGGTGTAGTTGTAGGTCTTGCTTGCAAATGGCACGTTCTCAACGCCCATTTTATCTGTGCCTCGCTTCACACCTGCGCTCTCTGCCATAACAGCAAGTTCCATATCCAATGCTTCAATCATCGGCTTTACGTAGTCCTCTTGGAATTTGATAATGGCATTGAATGCTGCTATGGTACGGTCGTAATTCTCTCTTGCACGTCTAACAGTTTCGGGGTCAGTGATTGTTTTCCAATCGGTAACAACATCGCTCATATCTCGCTCTCTGCGTACCATTTGCCCTGCATTAGTCAATTCACGACTCATAATCTCTTGCAGAGTTACACCGCCTTTCTCAATGATACTAATCATCTTATCCGGATCAACCTTTGCTTGGCTCATCGCTGTACGAATTGCATACAAAGGCATTGTGTCGGGACGCTTTGCAAAAGTAGCACTTGCAAATGTGGCTGCTTTTGCAGTGCGGAGAATGCTTTGGAGATATGCGCCTGTATTACTTGAACCTGCTGCCGTGTGGCTTTCATCAAGGAACAGATAATTATCCTCTGCAATGGCACGTAAGAATGTTGCCTTTGGTGTAGCCTTGCCATTCTTTACGTTCTTGCTTTTCTTGGTACGTGCGCCGCTCTTTTTGGCAACTTCTTCCATTTCCTGCTGACTGACAGCATCACCTGTGTTTACCTGTGAATAGGTGAGCACTGCGAAGTCATATTCATCGGGCAATGTTCCCGATGCAAATACTTTTGCCATTTCAGCGGAAGATAGAGGTTTGTGTACTGTATTACCTTTGCTATCAACCATTGCACCGTCAGAGTTGAAAATAAACGGCACAAGGTCTCCACTTCCAACATCTACCAAATCTCGGTAAATATCGGAGAATAGGTCTGCTTTCTGTGTGATGAATACAGGTTTCTCACCTCGTTGAACTGCCCAACGAATAAGTGCTGCCATTTGGCGACCCTTACCAACACCTGTTTGGTCGCCGATAATGAGTGCTTGTCCTTGCTTCATCTGATAGATAGCCATAGCAACACTATCCATCTGTTCTGCGGCAAGTGCCTGGTGTGCTTCCTCAACGGTGTTATATCCGAGTTCAGTTCTGATAAATTCGTCAATGCTACCGTGCTGTGCTTCAATTTGAGTAAGCACATTATCCATTGCCTCTACCATAGCAGCAGGGGCAACGCTGTTAAGTGAAAATGCACTGTTATGAGGACGATACGCACTCTTTTCATCTGTAAGAGTACGTTTCTTGTGTTCGGTTGGAGTCTGCTTTAATCCCACTCCGTTTGTGGAAACTCGCTCTGTTCCCACTCGCTGAATGTCAGTGTCAGATACACTTCTGCTTCCTCCTGCGTTATCTCTTGGAGTTTCTGCCCGGGTTTCACCATCTGCATTATTCGTTCTACGTTCTCTTGGTAAAACCTGTTCGCTTCCGTCCGAATGCTCTTTTGTTGGTTTTCTTCTGCTTCCAACATCATCATTCTTTCGAGGTTGTTCACGATGTCCTGCTCCGTCAGTGTTCCCGGATGTTTCGTTATTGACAGATGCCAACTGCCTTTCTCGGCTACGTAATATTTCTGTTCCATTTGTCTTTTTCTTAGAGTTTAATACTTCGTTAATTATCTCATACAGGTCGTCAAAACTTTCAGCCTTGCGGATAGCCTTACTCTCAACAGGAGGATATACGGCTGTCTGCGCTCGCTCCTCATCGCTTCTGCGACCATCTATAAGTATCATACGAGTAGGGAACGTAGTACCTTGCTTTGCGTACAGTCCGCCGCTCATATCAATAACACCTTTCACATTGTAGTGGTCATACAAGTAAGTAAAGAATGGTTTCATACTTTTGATTGCACCATTGCTTGCATACTCCATATTTCCACCAATGATAATGGCTGCTCTGCCATCATCTTTCATACTTGCAAGAGCGTTTAACGTAATTTGTGGGTCAAGTCCGGGTATCATCTTTCCGTCATACTCCACAGCCTCACGTTTCCCAAATGGAGGATTGGCAATAACAACATCATACTGCATACCGCCCTCGAAAGGTTCTGTTGCATCCTGCTGTGTAACCTCTGCAAATCCTTGCTCTCGCAGATTATCCAATCGTGTCTCGTCAAGTTCATTGGCGTGAACTTGCTCAACAGGAACTGTGAATACCAACATTCCGTTACCTGCCGTTGGCTCCAATACCTTGCCACCTGCTTTGTTTGTCATTGCGAAGTGGTTGGCTATCCAAGCCATTGGAAGAGGAGTGGAGTACTGCTGCATCTTGATACGGTTACTGCTTCGTGCGGCAATGGTAGGCTGCATTTCATAGAGTTTGCATATCAAATCGTATGATGCACGACTGTTTCTACCTTTGCGACCAATAACCTCACGTGCGGCTCTAACCAATCCGTCCTCAACAAGTTCCTGCAACAAAATGTCGGTTCTTCCGTCACTATCAACCTCCATTCCCAACTCGCTTGCACGCTTGCGTAGGTCTAAAATGCTTCTGTATGGTTTTGTTCCATTGTCAAGAGCCGCAAGCATATCAGCCTTTACCGTCATTGCAAATTGGCGATGCAGCTCTGCATCAGCTCTCTGTAATCCATGTTCGTTGTTTTTATTGTTATCAGTCAGGCCGTCAAACAAACCCAACTCATTTGACTGCTGTGAATTTACTGCTTTTTTCTCGTTCTTTTTACGTGCAGGGCGGCTTTTTTTGATGCGTTCTTGTGCAATCTCTGCCTCTTGTTCCACCTCTGCCTCTCTTGTTATGGTTTCGGCAGTGGCAAGTGCATCAATGCTTGTCTTGTCGAAATTCGCCACATCAAACTTCTGTACCTCATCGTATGGGGTCATGTCGGCATCCAATCCATTTTCTGCCACCTCCGGTAAATCCCTCGCACCATTGTAGAACGCTTTGAGGTATGGGCGTATGGCATCGCCCAAGTCTGCAATCATGGCTGTTGCATACTCGGCAAATTTGCGTGCACCTTTCTCCAAATGGTAAACAGCCATCTCCGTACCAATGGCAAGTATTTCAGGGTCTATGCCCATGTTCATTTGACCGAGTAACTTCTTGCGCATACGCTCACGGAGTTCTGCATAGCGTTCATCGGTAACAAGACGGTTGCCACTCGTATTATTTTCAGGCTTAGATTCTTGCTCTGTGGCTGCCGCTTTTTCTATACGTACAATCTCCCTAATCTTAACCTTGTTTTCAAGAATGGTTTCAACAGCGTCACGCAGTTCCTGATTAAAATTCTTGGGGTTACGTACAATCTCCAACATTTCTTCAGGACTGTTTGCCGTATAATTGAAACGTCCATCCCCGATAGGGATAGGTCCGCTCACATCATCACGCCTCAATGTGGTTAATCCCGTTTCCTTATCAACAGAAACAGAATATTGCCATACAGGGGTGTATTCCTGTCTTTCTTCCGGCTTTGATGTTTCCGAAAGTTGAGGTTCTACAAACTGTACATTACCGTCATTGAGAGCCTGCATATCAGACATTGAGACTGGCTGTTGTGATTGTGCATCAGTTGCATATTCTGCCAAGCGTTCAGCATCTTCCTTGCTCCGCATCATGAAGCCTTGCTTTTCCTTGTCCCACCAGCCTTTCAGTTGTTTGGCAAACATTGTGGTGTGCTTCCGAACAGTATCTCTTAATTCATTATTGAACTCCACAAGGTGCATATCCAACACCTTACCTCTTTTGGTGGTGTACTGTGCCGGAGTAATGGTGTATGCAGCATCAGTCGGTGTTGTCGTTTCTTCATTGGAATTGCTTTGTTCTAACTTCCGCTGTTCAGCAAAGAGGTCGTTTATTTCGGAAATAATGCGGGCTTCCTCAAATATATCACTCTGACCATGTGCGGCTTCTTGTTCCTTGTGCAGTTCTTCAATGCGTGATTTGATTTCAGAAAGTCTGTTGACTTGTGTACTTGAACTCTGTTCCTCAACACTTTTAACTGATTTGTATTCAGCAAACGCTTTAGTCTTACGGTGGCTACTATCTATCCACTTCTCGAAATCCTCTAAGTTGACACCGGTCACCACTGTCTTGTGTTTCTTCGCCCAGTCGTTGTCATAATTCGCAAAGTAAGCTGCTTCGGCATCGTCAGTCTCATTGAAGCCAAGCATTACCTTATGCTCGTCAAAGCTGCCGTCCTCGTTATACTGGTCAACCACGAACATCCTGCGTCCGTTCCACCCGTCAATGTCATCAGAGAGGAACACGTCTATATGGTCACCGTCCACGCCCTCCGTGCCACGAATGTAGCCGTAGGTGTTCTGCATGGTTGTTTCCCACTTATTGCCATTGGCATCCACACCGCTGCGCACACTGCCTTTAGGTTGCTCGATAGTAATATCGAACACCCCGACCTGTACATGACCTTTCTTGTAATTTCCGGCTTCTTTCTGCTTGTCGGTCGGATTTACATCCACTTCTGCCTCTGCCTTGGCTATTTTTTCTCCTAACTCACTGCTTTTACGAGAACTATTTGTACCTTTGTTGTCAGAAACCTCAGTCAAATCCGAAATCAGCGTCGTTTCAGTACGATTAGCGTCGGTGAGATTGGGGTTTTTCTTTTTCCACATTGTAACCGCTGCTAATTCTTTTCTTCCTACACGCTGCTCCTCAACAAAGATAACAGTGCCGTCTTGATATGCTTTATGATAGATTATGCGTTGAGCCGATGTGTTTCCCGGCACAACTTCAACACCGTCATAATGTTCCACCACATCTGCAATATTCTCAAAGTCGGCATCGGTAATAGGTATTTGACCTCTTTTTTCCTCGTTCTTTCCTGAATGTTTTTTAAGGGTATGCCGTATTGCATTATTGTCGATTACATGATTGTAATCATCATCAATCTGCAAGCCTTGGCTGTTCAAGTCATTCTTTAGGCGTGATGATATAGGCGCAATGACTTTCTTTATAAGCCCTTGCGCTGATTGTTTGGCTTGTGCAATAAGTTCGGAAAGAGTACCTGTGAAATATTGAAATATACTTGGGGCTTTTATTTCTCCGGCTTGTGCCGAATCACCTTGCCGTGCGTCAGTGCGTACTTCAGTTCCTCTTCGGTCATTGTTCCGAAGTCCGTCACTTCCATTACCGGCTCGTTGTTCTGCGATTCCTGTCCGTTCCCCTGCATATACTCCATCACTTCCTCGAAGCGATTCCTGTATATTTCTTTCAGTTTTTGTTTCTCCGCTGTCAGACGCATCGCCTTGCACAGGCTCGGCAGACCATTCTCCATTCTGAACTCTTCCTCCTGGCGAAGCAATTCCATCGCCTCCTTGTCCTCGTTCATTATTGCCATTTCCAACCATGTCAGATATAGCATTGATACTTTTTCGCTGTCTTCCATTATAATCAATTTTAAAAACTTCCTTAATTGCCTGTACAAGCGTTCTTGGCGTATTGTCAGGTTCGTTGAACAAATCTGCCTGTTGTGTGCCTTGAATGAGGTCAAAAGTTCGATTGAACGAATCTTGAATGACCCTTTGGCTCTCTCCCTTGTACATCGACGCCAAAAGCAATGCAAAATTACTGAAATTATCGGCAGGGAGATAACTTTCTCCCGTTGCATCATCAATCTGGTATTGGCGTTTCCAACTTTCAACGGCTATTCGTGCCTCTTTGAAATTTTTTGCTTCAGTAAATTGTTTGTCCTGCGACAAGGCATAATAAGCCCGGATTGAGTTCTGTATCTCCTCAACCATACGCTCTGCATTCGGACTGTCATAATCCCGGAATGCCGTTGCGAGAATAGCCTTTTGAGCCTTTACAGGCAACGCGTTGAACATTTCTTCAAGACGGACACTGCCACCCTTGAAAATGCTCTGATACATGATTCCACGCAAATCATTCTTGGTTTCGGCGGTCAGGTTACCCTTGCTGTCAAATGCGCTGCTGTATTGGGTCGGTGTGATGTAGCCTTTCTGCATCATCCATTTCAATACATTTGTACCGTTGGCATCCACAAGTCCTGCAAATGAAGTCTCCTCATCGCTCGAAGCAAGCAATAGGTTGGCGAACGAACGCATATCATTGCCCATCTTCTGCATGATGTTCTTGGGCTTTATACGTTCTACCCCTCCGCTTTCTGTGTCCTGTGCGACAAACTGACCGAGATTGATAGCCTCTGCATCGTCCACATCAACCATGTTCACGAGGACTGGATGCTCCATAGCCTCAATGTCTTCTACTTGTAATCCAAATTCTTCCGCATGGTCTTTCAGATACTGCTTGTAAAGAGCTGCCTGTTCCGGATGGTTCTCCCACATGATACGGAGTGCGTCACTTCGGTTATTGCCCTGTATGGCTTCGCCCCGTGCGTTCACGGTAGGTGCGCCTGTATATGCGGTGACAGAAGATGTGATTTCTTCGGGACGAATGTTTCCGGCAATCTTTCGGGCAGACAATACGCTTGCTTCATCATTACGCTCCTTTGGTTGTGCCTCATCAATGAAGTGAAGCGGATTTCGCACACCTTGAACGTGACTCGGTTGCAACAAGTTTGCATCAATCACGGATATACGACCGCCTACAATAGCATCATCACTGAATTTTACGGATACCTCCTTTCCCTTCAATGCATGTACAGGCTCTTGGCGGTCTATCTTATGACCGTTCATACGTCTGTAACCTCTTGCCCGTGCATCCTGCGGCTTATCATCCACCATATCCGGCACTCCGTTCAAGGCTTCACGTTCAATGCGCTCTGCCTCTTCACGTTCCGCGCGTAACTTCTCTTCTTCAGCCTTACGCAATGCGGCGGCTTCATCGGCAATACGTCTGCGTTCTGCATCGGCATCCATTTTTCTGCGGTTGGCGGTACCGGCTATCTTCTTCCAAATGTCAAATTCTGCTTTGGCTGCATCAATAGCCGCCTTGCGTTCTTTCTCGGAAGCAATCTTTTCTGCAATAGAGTTGCCACCTTTTGATTTTGTTTTCTCCAACTTTTTCAAAGCAGCTTCCTTGTCAGCTACCATACCATCAGCCACAGTCTGTGCCATAGTCTCATCACCCTCAGTCTGCTCCACAATGGCATCCCAAGCTGTGTCGCTGTCGGCCTGCTCATATAGTGGATTTCCCTGCTCATCCTTTGGTATTCTCTGCATGGCAGGAATATTTTGAGGGGCATTGTTATCATTTTCGGGAATATTTTCCGCACCATTGTTGCTCTCATTTTCGGCAGGATGTTCAAATGCCACTCCGTTATGCTCCAACAGCATATTGTCAAGTTCATCACGAGTGAACAGGTTCACACGTTTTCCGTTGATAGGAGCTTCGGTAAATACCTCATACTTGCCGTCCGCATCGGCATCTGCTGTGATATTGCCACGGACGGTAACGCCGTTCTCATCGGTAAGCGAAACAATGTCATTGAGGGCGTATTGTGGTCTTTCAGCCTCTTGCATTTCCTGTTTCCGTTCGGCATTCTCAATGGTTCTCTGCTGCTCGAACTGCGCCACACGTGCCAAGTTTGCCGCATCAGCCTGTTGCTGTATGGTCTCTTTTGCCAACGGAAAGATGTTCACGCCGTCCGATACGTTAACTGTGCCGTCCCCATTATCCACAATACCGTCCTCGTTGGCTATAATCTGAACCTGTATCTGTGCGTCATCACCGGTAATGGTGTATGTATCTCCGGGGTTGAATGTGACCACGCCGTCAATCTTGTCGGATGCTTCCTGTGCGAACTGCTGAATGATAGCATCCTCTGCTGTCATTTTCTCATCGGACGGGTTCAACGGCTTATCAATGTTCAATACGGCATCTGGCGACACCTGTTCAAGTGCGCCTGTTTCCGCATCACGGACAATAATACTACCGTCCGAAGCCTTATTGTCAATGCCGCTGCCGTCTGCATATGGCACAAGGTTTCCGCTAACGACATACACGCGGCGGTCGTCCTGTTTCATCGTTGCGCCCTGTATCATGCCAGTGGTGCGGTTGGTACGGGCATCGACCATTGCATTGCTTTGCTCCACACGTGCATCTATGTCATCACGCACACGCTGAATCATGCCTTCATATACCTGCTTAGCATTCAGATAGTCAAGAACAGTTTCTAACTCGCTTTCTCCCCAAATGCCATTGCTCCGCATTTCCTCCAATGCATTCAGAGGATGAGCATCCAAAAAGCCA